TGAGCTGCTACGCCACCTAGAGAGGCATGAGCTCGACTCGGCTGGTAACGGCATCGTGCTGCATGGGCTCTACCAGGGGGATGAGGGGAATCTCGGGCAGCAGATCCCGCTCACAGATCACCCGAGTACGGCCGCGCTCGCGCTCTCGGTCGGGGCTGACGGAGCTGTTGTTGAGGGGCGCACGCCGGGGCTCCTGGTGGAGTATTTCCCCAACCAGCTCCCCAACCGAGTGTGGAGGGGTGACATCCTCGGTAGGCACCTCGGCAGGTCCGACCTGGATGGGGTCGAGGGAGAGATGGACGCACTCGATGAGACATACAGCTCCCTGATGCGCGATGTGCGCCTCGCCAAGTCCCGCATCTTCATCCCTGAGTACATGCTGTCGAGCGGAAAGCCTGGGGCTGGGTCTGTGTTTGATGTGGACCGAGAGGTATATGTCCCCATCCGCTCGGCAGCTCCGGAAGACGGGGACGCCCAGATCACGATGAACCAGTTCCAGATTCGAGTAGAGGACCACCTCCGGGTGGCTCAGGAACTGACGGAAGTCATCCTCCGCAGCGCTGGGTACAGCGCTCAGACCTTCGGCGAGGGCACAGATGGGATGGCGCAGACGGCTACAGAGATCCGATCCCGGGAGTCGCGCTCCTACAGCACGAGGAACCGCAAGATCAGGCTCGAGAAGCCCCGGCTGTCCAGGATGCTGCACAAGCTGATGCTCACCCAGCAGAGTGTCTACAACACTGCTGGGCTTGAGGTTAGCGAGCTCCCGAACGTGGACTTCGTCGACTCTCTGCAGGAGTCTCCCCTGGTAGCTGCGCAGACCGTGCTTGCGCTGGACCAGGCTCGGGCAGCATCAATCGAGGTCAAGGTGCGCACCCTCCACCCAGACTGGACGCCCGATCAGATCAAGACTGAGGTCACTGCCATCACGGATGAGCTGTCTCAGGCTGCTGCGCCTGTTGCGGTCTTCTAATGCCCAGTGTCTACCAGGAGCGGGACCAGCTCGACCAACTCAGCGTCGAGCTGGCCACCATGTACCGGGGCACTGAGAGCAGGCTTACTGCCAGGCTCCTCGATCAGGTTCGCCGTGGGTTGAGACAACATCCGGACGACGTGGTCAGAGCGCTCCGCCTGTCGGAGCTCCGCAAGGCTGCCGAGGACGAAGTTCGGAGGCTGGGGCTCACCATGCCAGCCATGGCTGACATCGTCCTCAGTGAGGCGGCTGGGCTAGGCGATGCTGCTGCTCAGCGGGATCTTGCTGGCGTGGTTCTCAAACAGGAGAGCACGGCTGTGATCATGCAGCGACAGGTGCTGGGGAGCAAGCGGGCTGCAGAGGCTGTTGCTGGGGCTCTCGTCAGCCAGCTGACCACAGTGCACCCCAATATCCTGCGCTGGGCAGACGACGTGTACCGGAAGGCCACGGCGCAGTCCGCGCAGGACGTGCTCTTGGGGGTCAGCACGAGCAGCGTGGCGCAGAAGACTGCGTGGCAGAGGCTGGTTGCGCAGGGCGTCACAGGGTTCACTGACAAGGCGGGCAAGCGGTGGAACCTCGGTACCTATGTCGAGATGAGCACTCGATCTGCGACTAGGAGAGCATGGGACGAGCAGCACAAGCAGACCCAGTTGGCTGCTGGTGTTGGGCTGTGCACAATCATCGTCGGTAGCGGTGCCTGCAAGGAGTGCAGCGCGTGGTCTGGAATGATCCTCCGTGTCGACGGCGGACCGACAGGCCGCATCAAGGTACCCAGCGCAGTTGATCCAGACAAGGAGGTGTGGGTAAACGTCCGGGGGACACTGGACGACGCTCGCTCTCATGGGTGGCGGCATCCCAACTGCAGGTGCCGTCAGGTCGCCTACCTGCCAGGGTTGACGGCCGTGTCTGACCAGCAGTCCTATGACCCCCAGGCAGAGGCTGATCGAGCACGGTTGCGAGAGCTCGAGAGGCAGGTCAGGGCAGCGAAGGCGGACGCCGAGCAGGCGGTCTCCCCTACTGTCCAGGCTGCAGCCAAGAAGCGTGTGCGCGCGCTGCAGGGTAGCATCAGAGAGCACGTGGCGAGCACAGGGCTCGCCCGTCAACCTGATCGAGAACGGCTGATCACGCCTCCTCCTCCTGCGAAGCCTGTCACTGGGCCGTCGGCTGCAGACAAGATCAGGAATGCAGCCACCATGTTTGGTACTGGAAGTCCACAGCATCGGGAAGCCCAACGCCGGTTCGGCTAGCCTGAGCGCATGGACACTACGAAACGGATCGCCTCAGCGCTCGGTCGCGGTGGTAACATCCTCGGGAGTTGGCGCGCCAGCTTCGCGATGGAGACGCGCATCCGAGACTGGGTGAACTCCAACCCACAGCCCTCCTGGGCAGCACTGCCCGAGGAGTTCCGCAACTACATCGAGAAGGTGGAAGCACATGAGTGACACCACTCCTGAGCTGGACCCGGAGGACAACATCGAGCCTGACGTCGTTGTTGCCGACGGTGTCCAGGACGAGGACGCAGAGCAGTGACGGCCGCATCAGGGTCTGCAGCGGCAGCCAACGCGCTCAACATCAACCAGGGGTACAGCGGCAAGTGTCTCCAGTTCGTGCGAACGGTCTGGGATGTCTCTGCCAAGTACGCCACTGCGAAGGCAGCCTGGGACCACGCTGGCCTCAGGCACCCCGATCTCTCGAACGCTCCGATCGGGGCTCCGGTCTTCTTCTCCCACCCCAAGGTGGCTGCGGGTCACGTTGCGCTCTACCTCGGCAACGGCAAGATCCGTTCGACCAACTCCGCCACCGGCCGCGTCTCCACATATCCAATCAGCACATGGACCGGCTGGGGGTACTCGCTCCTTGGCTGGACTGAGGACCTCAACGGTGTGGAGCTCCCGATCGACCCAGTTCCCTCGCACGCTCCGCAGCCGTCGGCGGCCAAGGAGTGGCGTGTCGGGACCAGCGGGACGCAGGTTGAGAACCTGCAGCGTGGGCTCAATGCTCACTTCCCCGCCTACTCCAGGCTGACCACAGACGGCAAGTTCGGCCCCAAGACTGAGGCTGTCGTCAAGGAGTTCCAGCGACGTACCGGGCTCACTCCGGATGGCATCGTCGGTGTGAAGACAACGGACAAGCTCGCTGGGTACGGCATCATCCTCTGAGCACAAGAGAGCCCGGCCACTGCGTGATGGGTGGCCGGGCTCTCTTGTGCTCAGGAACGATGCTTCCTCCGAGCTGAAAGATCGGCACGGACAGCCCGCACGACCAGGTAACCCAGTGACAGGGTGATGGAGAGGACCAGGATCACGAGGATCCCAAGGATTCCGATGGCGTCTAGCATGAGACGTACGCTACGGTATGTCGCATCGGGCCTGGCGCCCGCAGTGGATACACAGAGAGCCCTGGAGGCCATCAATGAAGCGGTACACGATGAACCCACGACTGCGCTTCTTCAGCATGCCTGCTGGCGGCGAAGCCGATGGCGACACGCAAACAGAGCCCGCTGCGGAGCCGGTCAAGACCGAGGAGCCCGCTGCGGAGCCGGTCAAGACCGAACTGCCGGACGACCCGGCCGTTCTGAAGGCCGAGATCGCCAAGCTCCGCAAGGAGAACGGTGCTGAGCGGACCAACGCCAAGCAGAAGGCAGCAGACGACGCTGTCGCTCAGCTCACGGACAAGCTGGCAGTCGCACTCGGCATCAAGAAGGAGGGCGAGAAGCCCACAGCCGAGCAGCTCCAGACCCAGCTCCAGGAGCGAGACACCATCGCCAGGCAGGCGGTCACCGAGCTCGCTGTCTACAAGTCAGCTGGAGCCTCCGATGCAGACCCTGCAGCACTCCTCGACTCCCGCGCGTTCCTGGCGACCGTGGCGGATCTGGACCCGGCATCATCCGACTTCCAGAGCAAGGTAGGATCGGCCATCAAGAAGGCCGTGACTGACAACCCGAAACTCAAGGCAGCCCCGGTGGTTGGCTCGAGCACAGTGGACCACGCCGGTGGATCCGGTGAACTCCCCGACATCGATGCACAGATTGCCGCCGCAGAGAAGGCTGGCGACACCCGCACGTCCATCCGCCTCAAGCAGAAGAAGGCAGCCGCAGCACGTGGCTAGCCTTCACCAGCCAAAGGAGTAATCCACATGTCCGGAATCACCGGCATCTCCGCCACGTTCAACACCCCCAACTACCACGGCGACCTGTTCGCGCTGACCCCTGCCGACACGCCGTTCCTGTCAGCCATCGGAAGCCTGTCTCAGGGTGCGCAGGCGACCAGCGTCGAGTTCGAGTGGTCTGGCTATGACCTCCGTGACCCGGATCAGCGCACTCGAGTCGAGGGCGCCACTGCTCCTGGAGCCGAGGGGCGTGTCCGAACCAGCTTCAACAACATCGTCCAGATCCACCAGGAGAAGGTCTCTGTCTCCTACACCAAGCAGGCTGCGGTCGGCCAGTACTCAGGGCTGAACATCAGCGGTGGCGAGAACGCCGTCACCGACGAGAAGAGCTGGCAGGTCGAGCAGGCTCTGAAGCAGATCTCTCGGGATGCCAACTGGTCCTTCCTCAACGGCATCTACTACAAGCCTGCGGACAACACCACGGCACGTAGGACCCGAGGTCTCCTCCAGGCAGTCACCTCGAACCTGGTCGACCTCGGTACCAACGTGCACTCGAACGCGAGTTCGGCCACGGACACCATCACTCCCGCGAGCGCACACTCGCTGGCTGTGAACGACCGTGTCGTGTTCACGCAGGTTGGTCCGGCAAGCGCCGCGCAGGCGATGGCTGGCATCGTCATTGGACGGGTGTACTACGTCCAGTCCATCAGCACCACGGTGTCCTTCAAGGTCGCTGCGACGCAGGGTGGCGCTGCCATCACGGTCGGAACGGTGGCGTCCGGCATCGCGTTCCACAGCCTGACGACCACAGCGCTCGATCTGCCGACGTTCAACTCGTTCGGTCAGCTGGTGTTTGACAACGGTGGCCTGACCGACGGACTGGGCACCCTGATCGTCAACAGCACCCAGAAGGTCGCCATCTCGACGATGATCGCGAGTGCCTATGGCAAGGCCAACCCCATCGTCTCCGGTGAGAAGATCGGTAACGTCGCCATCGACCAGGTGGTCACGGACTTCGGGACGCTGAACATCATGCTCGACCGCGCCATGCCCCGAGACGCCATCCTGCTCGCCTCGCTGGCGGACATCAAGCCGGTGCTGCTCAGCATCCCCGGTAAGGGTGTCCTCTTCGAGGAGGCACTGGCCAAGACCGGTGCCTCAGACGACTCGCAGATCTACGGCGAGATCGGCCTGGCCTACGGGTCGCAGCTCCAGCACGGCCTCATCCGAGGCCTGCCGACCAAGTAGTACCCACAGGCTGGGCCAACGGCATCCTCCGTTGGCCCAGCCTGTCCCACTATCAAGGAGGACCAACATGGGTAATTACACCGATGGCGACGGCCGCGTCTACACGGTATCCGGAGAAGACGAGCTTCGCCGCTTCGAGGCAGACGACCGATTCTCCGCTGTCCAGGAGCCTGAGGAAGCGCCCAAGGAGCCTGAGGAAGCGCCCAAGGAGCCCGAGGAAGCGCCCAAGGAGCCTGAGGATTTGATCGGAGGCGCACTCCCGGATCAGACCTGGAAGAACGCCGACATCGAGACCTGGCTTGAGCAGGCTGGCAAGGAGTTCGTGAAGGGCTCTACCAAGGCAGACCTGCTTCTCGCAGCAGCTGGGGAGTGACCATGTTCCCGGTGTACGCTCAGCCTAACGATCTCTCACAGGCGCCATGGAGCCTATCGATTGCTGCTCAAGATGCTACCAGGTTGCTCAGCTATGCAGCCCGGCTAGTCAGGCAGGCAACGAGGACTGCCATCTATGACGCTGACGACGAGACTGGGCTGCCAACGGACGCCGGGCTCACCGCAGCACTCCGGGACGCCACTTGTGCGCAGGTGGCGTCCTGGAGTGCTCTCGCTATTGACCCAGCCAAGGGCGCTGCAGACGCAGGTAAGACCATCGCCCAGAAGAGCCTCGGATCAGCCAGTGTCCAGTACAGCACCTATATGAGCACTGTGACTTCTCGAGCGCAGATTGCAACAAGGCTCGGGCAGGATGCATACATGATCCTCGAGGACGCAGGGCTCGTTGGGACCAGCCCAGTGGTGTACGGATGAGCGAGCTCGCAGAATTCATGGTGCACCAGGTCTCTGTTGATGTGCTGACCGGGTCTGGTGGTATGGGTGAGGTGTACGCAGCACCAGTTACTGCGATGGTGTTCTGTGACGAGGCTCGCTCTTTGGTCATCTCTAGGGATGGCAGGCAACTTATCAGTGACTGCACACTGTATGACGCGGACATGAGTCGGCAAAGCACCTGGGTTGAAGGGTCTCTTGTTACCCTCCCCAGCGGGCGGAAGGCAAAGGTCATCACCACCAATGCGCGAACCGCAGGGGATCTCGACCTCCCAGACCACCTGGAGGTGAAGCTGACGTGAGCACCATCGATGCTGCGGAGCTGTCTCGCCGGATGCGCGAAGGGGCAGCAGCTGGTCTCAACCAAGTCGCGCTCCGTGTTCAGGCTGTGGCCGTCCCCAAGACTCCGCTCGAGTACGGTGACCTCCGCAGCTCGCTGGTTGTAACAGAGGCATCTCCGGATGAACTCGCCGCGTCGGTTTCCAGCGACCTGATCTATGCTGTTTCCCAGCATGAGAGACTCGACTTCAGGCACAAGGTCGGGGGGCCAAAGTTCCTCGAGAAGGCAAGCACTGAGGTCGGTTCCTCTGAGGCCGAGCGGATCATGGGTGCGTCTGCCCAACGAGCAGTGAGAGGATGACGATGGACGACTCAGAGGTGGTTCGCGCGCTCGCCACAGTGCTTGACGCGCGCACCACATACGTCTGGAGCGAGAGCACTCCGTACACTCCTGACCAGATCGGCATCTACTACGGGGCCATCCCTGCAACACCAGATCGTGCAATCGGGCTCACTCTGTATGACGGGGGAGACGACCCACAAACTGGGCTAGCCCACAGGAGAGTCCAGGTGCTCTTCAGAGGTGCACGCAACTCACTCAGCGGCGCCAACGATATGGCGAGTGAGGTCTTCAGAGTGCTGCAGCGCTTCTGCGGAGCTGGGTTTGCCAGCGTCTCGAGGCTCTCTATGGCGCCTCTAGGAGCAGACGACAGTCAGCGTCAGGAACGCGTAGACAACTACCTGATCGTGCTGGACAACGCTCTCTCGGGAATCCCCGAATAGCGCAGGCACAACGATCAGCAACGAGGCGTCTCTGACAGTAAGCGACTGAGGCGCTAGTATCAGGCTCGCCAGCACAACCTACCTTGGAGGATCTCATGGCTCCGACTCCGCCAGCACTGCCCGGAGGGTCATACCTCGGGCACAGTTACGAGTACGGGCTCGACGTCAACCTGGGGACCTACGCGTCTCCTGTGTGGCAGTCAGTGCGCCGCATCAGCAACTTCCAGCCCAGCCCCACCCCGAAGACGCAGCCAGCACAGAGCTATGACGACTTCGGAGCAGACAACGCCGATGTCGTCGGATGGTCTGTCAACCTCGCGTTCTCTGCTCAGGTCAACCGCAACACCTCGACTGGTCTGTACCTGCCTGAGATCGAGGCGCTGCTCCTCCGCACCAAGAACTCGTCCAAGGGGGACGCCGCAGTCATCGACGTGCGGTGGTACCACAAGCCGGAAGTTGGGGTTGCCAACCCGACGGACGCCGGGCGAGGCTTCTTCACGGTGTCTCAGACACGTGCCAACACCGGTCCTGATGGCAGCGTCGAGGTCCTGAACTTCACACTGACCGGTGTT